GACCATTTGAGCACTAATAGCCCCGTCCTCCATTCGCTTCTTGAGCTCGATCATGCTAACGCCGGTCGTTCGGCTGATTTCCTGCAACGGGTTGAAACCAGCGTTGACCATCTGCAAGACTTCTTGACCCATTAGCCGTCCATTGGCTTGCACTTGACCAAAAGCCAATGCCAACGATTGAAACTGTTCGGCATTACCAAGAGAGATCGCAGCGAGCCTGCTAAGTGTTGGGCGCAATGCTTCGGCTTGAACGCCGAATTGGATCATTGTTTTTCCGGCTCTTGCGAAGTCTGCAAAATTGATCGGGCTTTCAATATCGAGTGATTTGAAGTCATTTAACAGCGTGGTCGCTTGAGCCGCCGAGCCTGTCATGACTCCAAATGCCACCTTGGTTTGCTCCATTTCAGCCGCAAGCTTGACCGATGTTTTGACCGCCGAAACCGCAGCACTCAGACCAGCGTAAGTCATCGCTAGGTTCTTGATTGAACTGATTGCGGATTGCTGGTTACTGATTGCAGTCTTTTGCTCGTTGACCGCCCTGGTTGTCTGACCCAATTGAGCCTGCAAGCTTGCTTGAGCCCGTTTGAATTCGTCGGTCGTCATCGAGCCGCTAGCAACCTTGATGCGTAGTTGCTCGATGGCTTGCGAGTATGTCGCGACGTTCTGAACCGGAATCGATACGCCAAGCTTTTTGGACAGAGTGTCTTGGATCGCTGCGAAGCGTTCAGCACTCAATCCGCCTGCATTGTAGGCCCGCTGGAGCTTTTCCATCTCGGTTGCGTAACGATCAAAAGGATCGATCGATTCCTTAGCAAGCCTTGTAATCGATGCCAACTCACCGCGCGTAAACATCCCGCCTTTTTTGAGCTCGTCAACATCCATGCCAATCTTGATGTTTGCAATGTTGATCGTCTGAGCCATCTATTTACCTCCAAAACCAAACATCGCCTTGACCTGTCCGGCCATCTCTTTTGCGGTATCCATGCCATCCATCAAGATCGATTTGAGGCTGACTTTTTTGCGAGCGTACCTAGCAGGCATGAATTCCTCGATTTCTGGACAATCTTTGCCGGCCCGAACAAATAGATCCAAGTGCGTTGCGTGTGCCAAGGTCGCTGTCTGTAACCAAGCTTCCCCCATCGGCTCAACCTTGTCCCAAGCGACCCACTGATTTAACTGTCCCGCAGGCATCGAGCGAACCCACCGAAGTGGATCCGCAATGCCAAAAGCCAACGCCAGCCGAAAGGCAACCTTTAGCCTTGGGCTGGTTCGGATTTTTTTACCAAGTCGTCGATCTCTTTGGCATCGTAAGAGGACAACGTGAGGCAATCCTCGTAAAGCTTGCCGACGATCTGATTTGGTACGCTCTTGAGCCTGTCAGGATCAATAATAACGCGATTACCTTCTTTGTCTCGCAAGCAATAAGAAACGAGAACGCGACGATGGCGAGACCATTCGTATTTGCCTTTCTTGTCTTGCATTGCGACTTCCATTTCAGCCGCATCGCCTTCGGACAGTTCGTGCAAAACATACTCCTTGCCGTTGACTAGCACCGGCTTGGTATTCAGTGGCCTTTCAACCAACGCGAAGAACTCATCTTCGATGTTACTCATCTTCCGATTCCTCCTTGCGGATTGCTTCGAGTGCATCCTCGTAAAACTTGCGAGAGTGCTGTTCTGGCCGTTGCACTTCGACCGGATGACCTTGCACCTGTTCGGCTTGCAATGCAATAGAGGTCAATTCGTCGTCGGTCAACGAATCATGCGGAAACTGAAACAAAGCTTGGATTTGAGCCACCTTGCCGAAAGGCAGATAGCCCACCAAAACACCATTAACGCCGATTTGGAACTGGTTGAGGTCTTTCAATCGACCGTCAACCGAATACCCTTGCTGTCTCACCAAAGTAAACATGCTCGCTCCTATTAAGCAGCCGTGAAAGTAATATCGGTTGCACCGTCAAACTGGAGTGTGTAGCTTCCTGTCATGATGGTGTTCTTTTCGAGCGTCGGAGTCTTGACCGACTTGACAAACGCAGTTCCTTGAAACGATCCAGCACCGGGTAGCGTAATCGTCACCGAAATACCAGCGTAAGGCTCAGCCGATGGAATCATCGCCGTGGTAAACGGGATCGACGATCCGAGCCAATAGAACTCAACCTCGACTTCTGGATTCTTGCGTAGATCCGAAGGGCGGAGCAACTCGAATCCAGCCGCTCCCAAATCGGTAATGTCGAGTTGATCGACTCCGATGGTCATTTCGCCAATTCGCTTGAGCTTGGTGGTAATCAAGCCAGTCCCGGAAATGGTCGCTCCAAGTCCAGTAGTCGGTACAGTCAATGCAGCCATGTCTAGGGCTCCCCATAGTGAACCAAGAGATCGAAGCTAACCAAATACCGATGCTCTTGGTTTCCATCGGTTGGAGTATCGTTTAGGTATTCGTCGGCGCTGTCGAAATCGATTCCTGCAAATGAGTAACCGTCAACAGTCCCGCGAAATGAATCAATTCCAGTTTCGCGAATCGCTTTGCTGATCGAGCTGGCTACCCGCCGAGTAGTTGCATAGCAATCGAAGGTGACCCTAGCATGAGCCGATTTAGTTACGCCGTCGATCGCGTGATCTCGTTCGGTCGATGTCACATAGTAGACAATGGCAGGCAGTTGAGCATTTTGGACGAGTGCATCGGGATACATTCGCTGACCGACCAAGGTGGTCACCGTGTTGTAACTCAAAAGCTTCGTCCTCAATGCTTCGCCGATCGCCGACATTACAACTCCCCGTTGATTACGATGATGTCCCGAGATGCTGCCTCAGCCGAATTGCTAACCACCTTCAGGTATCGCACACCTGCCATAACCTCGGTATTGAGTGCCACAAACCGCGATGCCGCAACTGTCACGCTGTACTGCGTTGATCCGTTGTAGAGATCGTAGAAGTTGTTTGCATCGTCGGAAGCTTGAAAGGTAAACGTGGTTCCGCTTAACCCCGTTGGCGTTCTGAGTGCAAGCACAGTGCGACCACCTTCGAGCGTCAATGCACTTGAAACGGTTCCGCTAGATGCGATGGTTACCTTTGATGTGAGTTGTAGGTTTCTAGCCAAGGCGAAGCTCCTTGATTTGCTTTTGTAGTTCGTTCATAAAAGCTTGTCCAGCTTGTGATTTCGTAATGGCAAAAGCTTTAACCGTTGCTCGATCATGCTCTGGAAAGTCGGCGGCTTGGGCTTCCTTTTTGCGTGTCATAATGTACGGCTTTCCGCGTCTGCTGATCCTTGGTATTTGCTGACCTGGCTTTCCCCAAAGGTTGCGGACATACGTTGTCCCTTTTTTGATAGGCATGACGAATTGCTGCTTGTTGCCCTTGTCGAATTTTGCACCGACATAAACAGCCAAACCGTTTCGCATAACCTTATGTCCAAAATGATCTCGTGAGTCATTCTGGAAAGCCGGATTGTTTTTGTACTTCTTCGACCACTTGAGCCGACTACCGCCCCGAGAGCTTCTAGCTTGCGATTTACAAGCCCTTGCAATCGTTTCGCCAAACGCCCCAAGACACTTACCTAAAGGCCCATTGCGAAGCGTTAACGGGATCGCATCGACAGCCTTTATCAGTGATTCGTTTATCTCAATCGTCGTTCCCATTACAGCACCGCCGAGCAAATAATTTCGAGGTATTTGCGTAAACCATCGACGCGGTTAATCGCCGTGATTCCGTACCTCTCGCCATCAAAAAGCACGCTCATTTGCGTATTGTAGCCCGATCGATATCGAACAACAAAAACCGCCCTAGTCCCTGCCTCCAATTGACGGCCTCGCATGTTTTCGATGCCAGATGTTGGGTTCCATTCGCAAGGCTCGTTAACGACGTAATTCGACCAAGTGACAACAGGCTGACCGCTAGCGTCTTGCGTCGTTGTAGCTTGCTGAATTGTGCAGCGATGTCGCATCGCTCCAACTCGATGTCTTGATGGTCTTCCTGATCCGCTCATGGGTAGCTGGCCCTCATGAATCGACGTACCAGCATCTCATATGGCTTCATCGTCTGCAGAGCGTCGGACATGACCATATCGCGATTCTCAAAGTAGTGAGCAACCAGCATTAAGATCGCCGCCCTAGCTGCTTCGGGTACGTTCTGACCGTCTTGCGAGTATCCAGCCTTGTAGGTGATCGTCCAAGCATCCCAACGACTAGCCGCTACGGGCAACGTCACAAGGTACGCAAGCCTGATTTGATCGACATGTAATTGGTATTGAGTCGATACCCATGTTTGCAGCGTGTTGTTGCCGTCGTAATATTGGATCGAGCTGATCGAGTGAATCGGGCTCTTGAGCAACTTGAACCCGTCGAAGATCGAAGCGACTCGAAGTCGAAGCGTCTGGAAACAAGTAACGCTATCGGTATCGTGTTCCCATTGCTCCCTAGCCGCTCCTATCAACGCTGCTAAGTGCGTATCGTGGCTAGTGTCGCTGCTTGCGATTTCGAGCTGCTTTTTCGCCTCGCTGAGCGTCACCGGCTCCGCTGTCGGCTTTGTCACTACTTCCGCTATCAATCGCACTTGCGAAACCTCGCTGGATCATTATTTCAGCTTGACCGGCTTGAACGCCTACCAGCCGAAAACCGACTGGCAGGCCATTCCAATCTTTCAAAAGGATCAAGTCCATAGACTAGACAACAATGCAAACGTCACCGTCTGCAACATCGGACGAAACGCTTGGAGGGATCTTACCTCGACTCAGGCAAGCAACAGCAGAGATGTAGCCTCCAGAAGTGCCATCGCCAAAGGTTGCTACAACCTTCAAAAATGGATTTTTGCCCCGCATGTCGATGTGGAACAAGCAAACTTGCCCATCATCGGTTGCACTTGGGAGTGCCAATGTAACCCCGCCAAGCCCAGACCCGCCGTCGAAGGTTGCTCCAGTAATGTCAGCGTATGTCCCGCCTGACGCGTCGGAAGCTTGTACCTTCAATGCACTCATTGCAATGTCAGTTGCTCCGAGCGTCACGGCGATCGTAACGAAGTCCCAATTGCGAGCATCAACGACGGTAGCCGTTGCGGTTGCGTTGTCGAGCAATGCCCCTGGCTTGATCGCCGCTACCCATTTAGTGTGCTGAAGTGTGTTCATGTATCACCTACTTTCC